CTATCGGCAGCGGCCAGGTCCGCCATCATGTCGGCCTCGGTAGGGTCGGCCATCTAGAGTCCGTACTTCTTGCGGAGGGCCGTCGTATCGGTCGGCGCTTGCGGAATAGCCGCCGGAACGCCGCCGCCGCCCTTCGCGCCCTTGCCGGACATGCGACTCCGAATCGCGTCCAGGCCTGCCTGCGTGGCCGCCTTCCGATTGACCATATCGGCCTCGAGCGTCTGGATCGTCGCCTCCATCTGGGGAATGGTCATGTCGCCGGAGAGGAGGCTGTCCACCTCGTGGCGCTGCGAGTCAGTGACCACGCCGCCAGCAACCGCTCCGCCCAGAACCTTGCCGATCTCCTGCCCCGCAACCTGTCGGGCGGCGTTGAACTGAGTCATTCTCGGATCACCGGCAAGCTTCTGCTGGATGTACCGCATGGGCTTGTTGAACAGAGGCGATCCGGTGTCCACGATGCCCTTGGCCGTATCGAGCAGCATCCGCGAGTTCTTGAGCGCCGTGTTCTCGAAGGTATCGATCGAGTCGGACATGGCCTGCATCTTCCGCAGCGAGTTCGTGTTGGCCACGTAATCGGCCTTGTTCGAGGCGAAACTGGCGTCCGGGTACAACTCTGCCACACGATCTCTCACAGCGGAGTCGAAGCCCGCCCCCGCCCTCCCGGGCATTTTCTGATACGAGCCGCTGATCGCGAACTGCTGCGCTGCTTGGTCTACGGCCGCCTGTTTGGGAGGTCCTTGGCGCGGCGAGCCGCCGCCGCCGCCGAACGCGCCGAGGGGACCGCCAGTAGCGTGGGTCTTTACCGTGATCGGGTTTCCGTAGGGGTCGAGCAGCGTCTTCTGCTCCGCGCCCTTCAGTCCGAGGAGCAGCCGCTGATAGTCGGCAGTGTTCTGCACCCGCTGTTGTTCGGTCTGGTAGTGCTGCTCTTGGAGCGCGGTCTGCGAGGCATGCTGCGTCCCCGGATCTCCGCTCAGAGCGCCCAGCATGGCCAGCCGGTTCATTCCCTGCGGATCTGCGCCCACACCCGGAACCGGCTCGCCGTAATCTCCAGCCACCGTCTTCCCGCCCATGTTCTGCAGCGCCTGCGCATACGCCTGCCGCCCGGACGCGAGCTGGCCAGTGAGATCGCGCTGCCCCTGCATCGCGCTGCTGGCCATCTTTGCTCCGACGAGCTGCCGGACGGTGTTGGCGAGGTGCTCGAGTGGAGATGCCGCTACGTAGGTGGACCCGACGTTCGCGCCGCGGGCTGCTGGCGTGTCCATGAACTGCTGCCCGAGAGCATAGCGCTGCTGGAGCGGCTGGAGCCGCTGGCCGTACAGCCCGGCCTCCATGATCGCCCTTACCAGGTCGTTCGGGTCGGTAGGCGTCTCGTCCATACGTTACCTCAGCAGCAAGTACGCCGGCACCATGCGGTAGCCGTTCTCGTCGACCGTAACGAGATCGGGATATCGTTCTCCGAGGTCCTGGGCGATCACTCCGACGTGGACTGTGCCTTCAGGCTCCCACTTGTAACGGAATGTCGCGACCGGAACGCCCGGGAGCATCTCCACCGGATGCCGGATCACGTCATCCTTCAGGCGTTCGTCCGACGCGGCAGCCGCCGCCGGGGCGACCGGGGCGAGCATCGAGGCAGCTCCGAGAGACCCGCCCAACCCCATCAAACCGCCCATCGTCGAGTTCTTCCCCTGTTGTCCGATCCCGTACTTCTGGAGCGCACCTTGATACTGAGCCAGGGCCGCCGACAAGCTCTGGTCCGGATTGAAGCCGGGCATTCCGGTCAGTCCCTGCAGTCCCTGCATTCCCGCCAGTGGGGCCATGCGAGATTGAATATCCATTCCCTGCTGTCGCTGCGCCTCCTGACCGCCGCCCTCGATCGCTCCGTACTGCGCCTGCTGGTAAGCGTCGTTGCGCCCGCGGCCGAAGTTGCCGAGGGCCTTCGCGTAGGCCTCCGAATTGGGATCGATGCCCTGATTGGCCAGCCCGGCGGAGAAGTCGTGCTCACGCTGTTGCCACTGTGGATCGAGGCGCGATGTGGCGCGTCCGTAGATCGCGTCCTCCGCGTGCTGGCGGGCCTGCGCTCCGGTGTCGAGAGGGTTCGCGTTGGCCGCGCTGAATTGCTTCATCAGCGCATCGGCCCCACCCTGTAGTGCCGGATCGAGCGCGACCTGCTGCGACCACGGACCAGACGGCTGATTCTGCGCATGCTGCGCGTGGAACTGCGTCAGCATATCGCCGCGCAGCGCATCCGGAACACCCTGCGCGTCCATCTGCCGTTGGAAGTCCGCATCGGTCGGCCCCGTCTGCCCTGGCTGTCCCGGCGCCTGCGTCCACCGCGATGACGCGAATGGGGTCGTCTGATTCGGCCGATTCGCCTGCGTCTGCTGATTCGCTACCGACATGAAGTCTGGCGGTGTCGGACCGCCCTTCCCGCCTCCGCCTCCAGCGCCCATCTATGCCTCCAGCCAGCGGCAATCTTCTCGCCGCATCTCGACAACGATCAGGTCCACGCCCTTCGCCCACGCGTCCTTGAACCGCGCGACTTGCCGGAACCCGAGCCGCAGATCGAGCCGCAGCGCTTTCTCGTTCGTGGAGAGCACCGAACCGAACACGACGCCCTTGCCGAGCCCGCGCGGCGGTGCATCGAAGACGAGTCCGAAACTCGGCCGGATCAGTCTGCGAATCGCGATCGGCTCGTCGATCGCGTAGTGCATCGAGCAGGAATTCTCGGTCCACCCGTCGTAGCCGACCATTCCGACGATCCGGTCTCCGTCCACCGCCTCGAGCGCTCCGAAGCCTGCCGAGATGATGAGGTTCGCCTTGCGTGCGATCCAGCCGTAGTGCTCGGGTGGCGCGGGCCGTACCTCGATCACAACATGCCGCCTTCGGTATACGAGACATCGATCCCCGCAAGCACCGTCCGCGACCCGGCCGAGCCTGCGAACGCGACCGCCATGTCAGGTCCCATTCCCGCAGCACCGCGGGCAATCTGCTGCGTAGCGAAGTCTCCGCCGAACACCGCCGTATCGAAGAGGGCCGTGTCGAAGACGTTGGAGTTGTTCGACGGCACCGGAGACGGCGGAGTCACCTCGGTCAAGTCGTAACGGAAACGCGCCTGCTCTGCGGTCGCCAGCAGGCCACCTTCGTACAGATAGGTTGCCCGGATCTCGGAGATTTGCTTCTGTCTCGCATTCTCGCCGTTCTGGAAGCCGGTGATTCCGCTGAACTTGATCAGGCTGAACTGCGTCGCGGCCAGATTTACGTTATCGAGATTGCCGGTGCCGACGCACACCCGGCCGTCTGCGGTTCCGAAGTAGAATTTCCCGCCCCACCCTTCGGCCGAGAGAATCGGGAGATCCCGATAGCGTGACCATCCTCGAGTTCGCAGCGACATTGCGAGCTGCTGAGTCGGCTGGCCGTCCGCGACCGGCACCATCACGAGAAGTGAGGCATCTTCTGGATGAAGCCTCAGGCTCCAGCCCTTCACGGTTCCAGTCGACGAGACGAGCTTGTTGAACAGGTTGCCGATCTTCTGCGTCGCGTACTGCGAGGTGTCAGTCTGATCGGTGCCAGTGACCAGCTTGGAGAGCGGGATCACGCCGATTGAGGAGAGGATCAGTAGATCACCGCCGAAGTCGGCAGCGATGCGCCGCCCAGCCGGGACGCCGCCAATGAACCATACGCCGACGATCGCGAAAGTGGCGGCGCTATTCGGGTCGGTACCCTTGTAGATCACCACATCGCCGGAGGAGGAGATCGCGACCAGATAATCGTCGATCCCGATTCCGCCGTCGATTGTCCAACTCCACAGACCGACGAGATTGCCGCCGTGAGGGAACTGCGCGCCGAAGTCCCAGGCCGTCACCGTCCCGAAGAGGGAACGCACCGCGCCCCCGAACCACATCTTCGAGGTGTCCTTCTCGACGAACAGAACAAAGTTCTTCCAGACGGCAGTAAAGACGAACTTAGCTGGATCCACGCCGTTGATGTCGGTGGCCCCTACGCCAGCGACGATCTTCGCCCAGGTGTCCGAGGTCTCGGTATAGACGTGGTAGCCGTTCTCCTCGTCGCAGTACATGAGGAAATGCCCGTTCGCCGCGTTGACGACGCCGCGGGCCTGGCCCCATCCAGCATTACCCACCGCACTAGCGAAGGCCAGAACAGACGGCGGCGCTGCGCTCGATGCGCCCACTGAGTAGATCTGACTGCTCATGCAGGCGAACAGGCGATCCTTCGCGCCATTCGCGCCGGATCCCTGGAACGGCAGCACAGAGCGCACCGTATTGTCCGCAGCCCCGACGAGGCCAGTACACCATTCCTTGTAGCCGAGCCGGACGCGCAGCCCGTTCTCCGCGCCGATCATGTTGTAGAGGAGCGGGCAGTCCAACTCCGGCAGATCGAATCCCGGATCGACCGTGTTCAGACCGCCGATCGGCGCTGGGATATGAATCGGCTCGGTCCGGTCAGGCCGGACCTTGCGGCGGGAGGCGACGGATAGCATCTACTGTCCAGCGCCCGTGTCCGGGAGGTTCCAGCGGTCCAGCTTGCGAGGAGTGCCGTTCGACCGGCCCCCCAGGTAGATCATGCTCCCGGGCGAGTCCTCAGATTCAGCTGCGTACAGCGCATCATCGTAAGCGTCCTGCTCGCTCACCGTATCGAATCGCTTTTCCTTGCGGAAGTCCAACTTCAGCCGCGTCAGCATGAGGAGCTGATCGAAGAAGATCACGTCGTCTTTCAAGGTCGGCGCGTCCTTCGTGTTGCCGTTCGGGAGAATCGCCGCAGCTACGCCCGCCCACGATGTTGACTCGTATTCGTAGGCGATCGTCTGCGCCGAGCCGGGAATGGGGGAGAAGAACATCTGCCCCCGCCAGATGCGGATCATGAATACAATCGTGCTGGCGACCGGGACGGCCTTGCGGAATTGCCAGTAATCCGAGCCGACCGGGCCGCCGAGCGGGAAGGAGGTGCTGCGATTCCATCCGCTGTTCGGCAGAAGGCTCTTGAAGTCGGCCGGCAGTGCATAGCTCTCGGTCCCGTTCACGGTCGCGAACGTGTACTCCTTGCGCAGATGGGTCCAGTCACGATGCTTGTTGATGGCGACTCCGCCAGACTTGAGCAGGCGGAGGAGCTGCACGATGTTCTGGTCCATCGAAGCGTATGGGTCTACGATGTCAGCCGTGATGAGGCCCATCTCCGCAGCTGCATCACTGATCAGGCTGGCGACCGTCGGGTAGGCCACTTTAAGCTATCCGGCGGAAGCGGCGGGCGAGGGTGGGTTCTTGAATGCGGCATATTCCTCTTTGAACGCGATCCGATCTGCGTCCGTCACCTCCCGTGTATGCACGTCCTTCTCGAGGAAGCCGCCGGAAAGCGTGACTAGCTCGGCATCCTTCTCGACAAGCTCGCCCGTCTCCGTGCCGACCTTCACCTTGCCCATCTTGAACTCGGCGTTCATCGTTTCACCTCCTTCGGGATGGAACCGCTCTTCGCCTGCGAGATCTCGAGTGCCGCGAGCCGCTCGGTCAGCGCCTTGAGTTGCGCGTCCTTCGCATCCAACTCGGCGCGCATCTGCTGCGTTGGTGCGCCCTTCTTCGCCGTCTCGAGGAAATCGCGCGCGCGTTGCCGGAGGGAGGAGAACTTGCCTCCAGCGTTGGAATCGTTCAGCTCCGCGAGCTGCTCGACCGTGTACACCTTGAAGTATGCCAGGTCTTCCACCGACGCTGGATCGATCGCCGACCAGCCTTTCAGGTCCGTGCCGATCTGCTGCTCTTCCTGGCCCGATTTGAACGCGGTCCACTCGTCGTAGAAGCGGTGAACGTCGCACTCCTCGAGCATCGGCTTGTCGTCGAGTCCTTTCCGGACCCGGCAGTTCTGGTGCATCTTCGCGCCGACTTCGAGTAGCTTCTTGTCGCAGCTCGTCGCGGGGCGCTCGACGATGTTGTCGCGGTCTCCCGGGATCTGGATGAGGATGTAGTCCACGTTCTCGTGGACCGGATGGCCTGCGCCTTCGACCTGGCTGAAGACCTTGTTGTCGTTGTCGAGGATGATCTCCCCATAGCTCTTCGCCTGATTCAGCACCGATCTGCGGCTGAACTTGACGAAGAGATTCGCATCGCTTGCTCGTCTGGGCATTTCGCCTCCGGCAAAAGAAAAGGGACGCCCCATCGCTGAGGCGCCCCCGAGTTGCGTGAACCGCTTACGTCAGGCCGTTCGCGGTCGGGTAGGCCAACTCGACATCGGTGAAACCGACGCCGGGGCCGTCCTGCGCGCTCTTGCAGACCAGCCCGTCAACGCCCTGCGCCGCCGCAGCGCGCACAGTCGCCTGCCCGGCGGTCGCCGTGACCGCCAGGCCGGCATTGGCCGCTCCGGTGCCCGCCGCCGTGGTGCTCACCGGCACGACGCCATGGACCGCGTACCAGCCGAACTGGTTGGCCAGGTTGATGCCCATCGCTACCGCCACCGGGCCGCGTGAAGCGGCCACGCTGCGGGTGGTGGTATTGGCCTTCGGGTCGTAGACGACGAGATCACCTTGCGCCGTCGCCGCAACGCCCTTCAGGTAGATGCACTCGATCTCTCCGTACGTCGGATCGACAAAGCGCCTCCGAGTCCCGATGGCTGCCCGCTGGGTGGTGTCGCTGAGATCGATGGCTGGCGCACCGATGACGACATCAGTGGACTTGAATGCGAGAGTGGTCGGATAGGCCATGGCTATGTTCCATTCAGTCGGCCGCTGAACTGCGGACCGGAAGAGGTGATGTTGCCCATGATGCCGAGGAACTTGATCATGGCATCCTGGTTGACCGGCTGCCGGCCCTCCTCGTCCTCGTCCATCGAGGCGAAGTTCAGCTCGGTGTGCGGTCTCCAGTACATGTAGTCGAGGTTCAGGAAGAACATCTGGGAGGCCGGGCAATTGCCGCCGATCCCGCCGTCGAGGATGACCGGCGCCGTGTTGTACTTAACGTTCTCGAAGCCAGCCTCGGCTGTGGCAGCGTCCATGAAGCGCTGGTTCGGCTGGAGCGCCGCGAGATACATCACGTACAGGAGGTTGTCGGAGAGAATGATCTGCGGCTTGTCGGTCCCACGGCAGGAGTTCACCCAGAGGGTGTTCATAGCTGCGAGGATCGTGGTCGACGAGACGGTCTGCGTCTTGATCTGGCTGCGCCAGAAGGTGAAGTTCGCCCGGTTGATGCCGCCGACGGTGCCGGTGGTAGGGTCGGTGGGCAAGAACGCAACGAGGCCGGTCAGGTTCTTCCCGTTGTTCCCGGTTCCGTCACCGTAGGCATCGAGCGCCCAGCGGTTCTTGAGCGAGCCGCGGGCGTTGTCGATCCTCGCTGCGACGAGGTCGATCATGCGTTCTGTGCCAGCGTTCTGCCGCTTCTCCCTGCCGCTAACGGTGATCGCCGCGGCGTATTGCTTCCAGGCGTACTCCGCCGTGTCGAAGACCTGCTGCTGCCCGGTCGGCAACGTGTCGTAGCCGTCGAACGAGGTCGCGTTGGTGTTCGCGGCGAAGGCGACTTCCTCGTAGATCTTCTCGCCGCCGTCGGCTGGCTTGATCTTCCCGCGCTTCGCCATCCAGAACAGAACCGCATTGTTCTGAGTGAAGTCGTCGGCGTACTTCTTGTTCCGATGCTGGATCGTGGACGAGACGATCTCGCCCACGTTTGGAGTGGCCATGGCTATCCCTCGGTTTGATTGCGGTCTCCCGGCTTTTGCGCGTCAACGCCACGATGGCGTTCGCTCGCGCCCCGCACGAGAGTGAGGGGCACCACGGATCCGGGATCCCTTTCGGGTCGTCCCGCACTACACGTGCGCGCCGCCTGCCAGAAAGAGCCTTGGCTGGTGGCGTTCAAGATAGGCTGCCAGCGCGCGCAAGAGCCGCGGACTGTCCTTCGCAAGACCGATCATTGTATTGCAGCGACCACACAGCAACTCACGCACGTGTTTGTAATCGTGGTCATGGTCGATGCATGCACAG